CTAAAATCAAAGTTAAAACTAAATTTAAAATTATAACTATAAATAAAGTTATGGTTTTTTAGATATGTCACTAAATATTAGTGCTACTTTAACTGACGAACAACAGTTGAAATTACGTCAAGCTTTCCCGTTAATTGCTTTCGATTTCTCCAACGCCTCTAAAGATCTAGACCATAACTTCGCTGCCGCTGTAAGACAAGTTAATAACTTTGAAACTTATAGTAAAATCGATGAAGAATTCATCGATATAGGTAGCAACCCTATTGATTTACTGAATTATGACAAATTCAAAAAATCATATTCAATAAGTCCTTACGTAGACGAAAAGGATCACGTAAGAAAGATTTTCCGTGAAAGAACATTAACTAGAGTTATTAACAACTCTGACGATAGCTCAAAGAGAGATTACGCTTATCGTGTTCTTAACAACGATATGAGCGTAGTGACTCGACAGAAGAGCCCTGCGCCTACTCCGCAAGCGAAACTCGCCGTTGCGAACCATTCCCTCTATGACATTACCCCCGAGCAACTGCATGATCAGTTCGACCTTTCAGGTATTGATCTTTGCTTTGCCACGTTGCATTATGACCCGATAATGGAGCTTGTTGATGAAGCACCTTTAAACCAACTCGAAGCTCATTACAAGATAGTCAAAGGGAAGATTGAATTTTTCTTTCAAAAGGACAACTCGATCACTTATAAACACGATTATAACAACCTAAGGAGGTATTTTACTAAATCATTATTCACCTCTTATAAACACAACTTCGGCCTCTTAATCGAAATCGAAAAACATCGTTTAGACACCTATTACCTTACAATTGCGAGAGTACCTTTACTTCGGGGTTTTAGGTCCGTTACACATAAACTCACGTCTCTTTACTCCGAAAATTTTTACTGTTTCAATGCTTATACCGCTCGTTTCGAGATCTCTTACCGTTATGATATAAGAGAGAAGTATCACCTCAATGAAACAGTATTTCTGGTAGATAAGGGCTTTGTTGATAAAGTTTACAAACAGGCCTACGAACAAAAGCAACCTAATCTCGCTGATATATTCTCTTACATGCGTGGTGTTGATTCACGAACTATTATTAATGGTCAACAAATCCTTAGTACAAACAATATCCCTCCAAATTATCTTGTTCAGATCCTCCTCACCATCTTCTTTCGTGTGATGAAGGATCGGGACATGACAACAGACCTCGAGGGTCTGTTTACACGCGCGTATCATGAGAATCGTTCGTCATCGAACTGTTTCAAACAACTAGGATGTGCTGTACTCAACACCTTAAAGATTCCCTTTATACCGCTAATGTGGATGCACGATTTCGTTAACATCCACCTTCATAATTACAACCGGCTCTTTACAAATTACTCGATTAACAAGATCCCGGATTTTTCGCCGATACCATCATATTTCTCATATGATTCCAGCACATTTAATTTGAGGCAAAGTAATAAAGCCGTTGATTATACGCACTTACTTCCTGGTCCATCTATTGAATTCGGTTTCAACGATTCGAAAGGTGTGAGGTCTTCGTCCGATCCAGTAACTACACCTCTTCATATAACCCGCGAAAGATTTTCGAGTTATGCCTCTACTCTATTCGTTAAAAAACCTACGGCTATTGCAATGTTATCAAAACTAAGCAAGGGCAATCCTCGCATCTTTAGAGTTGCCACTTCAGAGACTGCCGAGGAGACTGTTGAATCTATCTACGGTCTTTATGAAGAGTTCTTCGAAGAGACTTCAGTTGCACCTGTGCATACATATACGTACACCGCTCAGGACTTCAACAGTCAGATAGACGAGACCTTTGAAAGTCTGTTCGGTTCCGACAACGCGTCTATCTACGATTCTTACATAACAGACAGTGATTCTGATGATGATACTGATTTTATGACCCCGCAGGGTACATCTCTTGCCGACGATGAGGAGATCTTCATTTATCCGATTGCAGATACCGCCGATAATGACTCTGATCAAACGGATCAGGATAACTACCTGGAGACTGGGGAGTTCCTGAAACCTGTGCTTCACCATAATCCTTACGAGCGCTTTCGATTGACCCTTACACCGTGTAAGAGGGTTTTTCCATCAACTTTACCGAAATCCGTCGCACGAGACGAGGAGAATTTCACGGTTCTAGCCGACGATCTCAATGAGTTTCGCGGTGATGACTCTACCCTCGATCGGAAATATGTCTTGACGTGGCAAGAAACTATTGCTAATTCAAAGCGAATCGTACAAGAGTACCTTGACTACCTCTATGTAGCTTTGGCGCACACTGTCACCATTCTCGAAAATTACAAAACCATTACCGGTCTTGATGTAGTTCTTGAAAACGGTGAAATTGTCGGCTTTAAGGAGAAAGAGAGAGAGTTTCTTAAGGACGCCGATGTCTTGACTTATCATCTTTTAAAACGAAAAATTTCATCATACCACGACCTTCTCGATAATTGGGATGATTACAGCCCTGAAAATATGCTTGCTTATAACGCACCGCCGGGTGCTGGCAAGTCGCGCCGTATCGCTGAGGTTGCGACTATCCACGATGTCGTTTGTGCCTCTAATAAAAACACAGCCCTCGAACTTAATACTAAGGTGAGACCGAATGTTAAGACTTTCACCCTTGATTCAATAATTATGAACAGACGAAGATATCCGACCGATGTTTTACACGTGGACGAATATACTCTCGTTCATTTTGCTGATATCATTTATGCTATTAAAGTGTTGCGTCCTCGAAAAGTTTTTCTCTACGGTGATGTCCACCAAATCAAGTTCATAAACAGATATGAATCGTCTAAAGCTTTACTTCTTCACCAGATGCCTGCGAATATTCCTATTGAGCACTGGACGCGGACTTATCGCTGCCCTGTTGACATAACACTCTTCCTTAGAAAGTTTTATGGCCCTCAGTTTACAACGGCTTCAGAAACCGGTTCCAGTTTCAAGAAGAAAAGGATCATATCGGAAAACGATGTTGACGTTAATGCCTATGATCTTATTATCACTTTTACGCAAAATGAAAAGGAACGTTTACGTTCTGTTCTCGGTCGGAAATTCAAAGGAAAAATCTTAACTATTCACGAAGATCAAGGCGACACACAAGAACGTGTCGCACTCGTTCGTCTTGATAAGACTGCCGCCGGCGAAATTTTTTCTTCTCAGGAACATATTATCGTTGGTTTGACGCGTCATACGGTTAAACTCGATTATCTCTGCGTTGCTGATGTCGAATTATGTGCCGTCGACCGGATGGCTGACGAGATAGAAACCATTGGAAAAAAAATCCTAAATAAAACCGTTAAAGACGATTTTTTTTACTAACGGAGCACCATGTACAATACAGTCCCGCTTTTGCAAAAACACCGCCCTACAAACCGCATCCTGATAACTATTTATCGCTGTTACAGGCTACCGCAGATGACATGAAGTTTTCTGTCGATACTGCTGATACGAAGTATGACAATGACGAGATTGAATGTGGCGATATGCCTGATCTCACTGTCACTGCTAAGGTAAAACTCGATTTAAATAAATTCACCGCACGCACCAAGTTTCGTAATAAGTTTTATTATTCGAAACTCCGTACAGTTGCGCGAATTCCTCACTGCAGAAACGGGCGTGAATTACTGTTAGGTTTAATTAAACGTAACATGGATGCTCCACTTAATATCGTATCAAATCGTCGAGAGAAACTTATTAATAAGACCCTTAAAAAATTTTTAAATACTTTTTGTAGAAAAAACCTCGATGTTGAGTTAATGACTTACATCGAGAATCCTGTATCGATCGTTCAGACCGCGTTAACGCTTTTCATGGAAACAAAAGATCCTAATTACATTCGTTCTATTGCAAACAATCCTGTTGATATAACTGAATTAGATCCAGCGCGTTACAATCTTATGCCCCGTGTTGATTTAAAAACTAAGGTAGAGGATATTGACCATTATGACAAGATCCAAACTGTTGTTTACCAAGAACGGCAGTTCAATGCCATTTTTGGTTCAATATTTAACGTCATTAAAAAACGTTTAAAGTCAATTCTTTTGCCTAACGTTGCTTACACCGATGGTATGAGTTTTCCCGAGGTTCAAGATTTTATCCGTCGTCACGAAGATTCTCGTAAATCTTATTATCTTGAGAATGATTTTTCTTCATATGATAAAACTCAAACTGATACTACATTCCAGATCGAGTATGCTCTTTGGCGTACGCTGGGTGTCGACCCGGGACTCCTTCAATATTGGATAGATGGTCATATTGATACATATGTCGTATCGTCAACACTTGGCGTTAGGATTATGCTACAATATCAACGAAAATCTGGCGATGTTACTACCTCATTGGGTAACACCGTTGTGAATATGATGACCGTCTGTGCCGTTTATGACGTAATTATGTTCAAATATGCTGTATTTTCAGGTGATGATTCACTCATTGCCCTTACATTTGCTCCATCACATCGTGATGTCGCACCTATTTTTATTAAAGATTTTAACCTTTCTGCAAAGATGCTCGTTTTTACGACACACGGTTATTTCTTATCTCATTTTATCTTCAAGAATCACGACCAATCTTATTTCATCTATGATCCTTATAAAATGCTCATTAAAATTGGTCGACCCCTCGTAAATTTGGACGTCCTTCCTGAGCTTTTTACATCTTATGGTGACACTGTGAAAGCTTATGATAACGTTTCAACTAACGAACATCTCATGCTTGTGGCCAATGAACGTTATGCCCGCAATCTTAACTTGCAGCTTCCGTCTTATATATTCTCACTATTTTCAGAATATACCCATTTTTCCAAACTTTATTTATAAAAGCATTTGTTATTTTTAAACTTTTATTCAAATGCCTTACAATAACTGGACTGAACGTGCCCATTATGCTTCCGAAAGCGAATGGATCAGCACCGAAAGTCTTCGTGAATACCTCGCTTTTCTCGATGGTACGAAGTTTGCGCTCGCAACTGCGAGACAAGCAGCCATCGATCAATTCGCAAAAATACCGCGCGAGACTCCCGTCAAACGCGATGAACGTTTTCCTGAATGGGTTGGTTATATCCACATAGACGGTGGTGACTGGCCTAATAAAATACGACAACTCATTACTGCTTTAAATTACAAAGAGTCTTCCGCTACCAAAGAAGGCAAACAACAACAAACACCTGGCAAGTCTACTGGACCTGGACTGAGAAACGAAGAGACAAAGCTTGACAACACTGAGGTCAAAGACAATG